CCCGCACTTAAGCCGTAGCTTTCTCCGCATTAGTTTGCCTAGCCCAAGTTGGGCATAGACATTCATCAGCGGTTCGATCGCTATAGTTCGGTGTGTGACAGCGGTTTTGGGCACGAACGCTATACGGTTGCCAGGAACTAGGCTCATCTCCTCCCGTGTGACGAATGGCCAAAAGCCATCAATCTCACAGTTGGTCACTGACCTAGCCCATTGAGGCTGGCTTTGCACAAGCAGAGCCCCGATCTCCGCCATGTCGTGAGACACAGACGGACTGACTTGCAGCTTATCGTAAAGGGAGGTTAACCCCCTTGCCTCGGAGTGATTAAAAGCACCGGGGCCAAATCGACAAGCGTCGAGCCATTCACGAGAATTCACGCTCACCCCTAGGACCCTCTGAACCTCCTGAGCAGCTGCCGAAAGGACAGCTAACACTCGGGGGCCGGCACTATTTTTGGTGCCAGCACAGAGAGCCCTGAAGCGGGCGTTAGTCTCGCCACACGAAACCTCCGATTCGAAGAATTTCTCCTTCGATGCCATGAGAGGATCCACACCTTCTATCTCTAGAGGGGCCTTCTTAAGGAACGAGACGGCTTGGTAGTCGTCACGGAACCGAGTGGGCAGGGTATAATCCCTTGGATTGACAGTCTTGCGGACAAGCTGTTCAACCTCATCATAGCGGAGCAGAATCTCACAACTAAGTGAGACAGGTGTGTTGAGTGACTCATACAAATCAACGGCAACACTCTTCAGAACCCCGGGAGGGGCCCTGAAGTCTCTGCACATTGCGCGCAGAGTTCCTAAGAGGGCTCTTTTAGTAGAGTTTTCCCTCTGTCTGGTCAAGTAGCGACCTTGTTAGAGAAGGCCTGCATCAAGTTCCAGAGATTACTCGCTGGTTTAGCTTGAGAGGCCGAGCCTAGATCGTAGCAGGAAATAGAACCTTTACAAGTTCCACCCCCAGTTCCGAATCCAGGCTCCACAACAAGAGTATCACCAAGGTTTTGGAGATCAAGATATAAATCGAAATCCCCTCCTTGGAAGAATGCGCTACGCCTGAGCTTAAGAACCGCATGATAGCGGTCCACAATCGCCCAGGCCTCCGTCTCTTCACCATCTTCAATCTCCAACCCAGCTTCCTGTGCGAATGCCAGGACTGAGCGGATTTGCCTTGCGGCATCTTCGAGCAGACTGACATAGGTGTCGGCACACATGTCTCCATCACGGAGCAGTGTACGGGCATCGGCGAGGCATTGAGCCATCGTCTCGAGATTAATCACTTCGTGTGAATTAGTCATGATAAGGAATCCAGGTTAAAGGTTAGGTGGGAATAGCGCCAGTTTCCGCGGCGGCCTTAACAATGGCCTGTCCCACGAATTCTTTGAATCGTG